GTTACAGTAGCAAATGTTACAAGTGCACCATTAGCAGGGCTAGAGTTTAATGAGGTAGTTAAAGTAAGTGTTGCTCTATTATTAGTAGAACTAAACGAAACACCACCACCTGCTATTGTATATGTACCAGAGACACCTGCTACAGTTAGTGTATCACCAACAGCAGGAGTAGTATGTATTGCTCCTATGATTAATGTAGTACCAGACTGACTAGCTCCATGCACAACTGGATTACCATACGGAGCCATAATAGCACTGTCAAACTTAGCGTATCCTTGTATACGTTTATAACCCCCATCAATAGAGGGTTCATAGTTACGTAGTATTCTAGCAGAGCCGGGTGCATTAATAGCTTGTTGCAATGGGCTAAGATTAGTTACTAATCCACCCTTGAACTCTATTCTAAATGTCTCCCATGCGTCAGGCATTATAGACCATCCAAGCTCGACCCTGCTGTAGACCTAGCTGAACCTAGTCTACGTCCTCCTGTTGCAGCAGGGATCATATAAGATCTCATGTAGTGGTATCTATTAATCAACATAGAACGCATTGCCTTAATGCCCTCATCTGACCTCTCCTTGAGCACTACAGCATCTTGAGTGTTGCCCCTGAACATTAATGCATGAAACATTGCAGCGTCCACTACAACGTGCTTAAAACGATCAGGGATCACCATTGTGTCACCATGTGCGTCTAGGTCTGCTTGAAATACATAATAGTCATAGACTAGTGTATATGCCTGATCTGGAGGCTCTACCAATCCATACTTTAAATCAGGCCCATGAAATACATAACGTGGTAATGCGCGTTGTTGACTAGCTGCATATTCCTGATCTACGTATTTCTCTAAGTATTCATCATAAGATATTATAGATAATTTTCTAGTGTCATTTCCTAGCGTAGCGTTCTCTTTTATTCTGAATGATTCAAAGTCAAGAAGTTTAGCGTCAGTAGGAAATGCATATCTGGTTGTACCAGCAGTAAGGACTTGTTCTTTTTGTGAATGGTTAAAAGGCCACTCGTATTCACTCTCATTAATATATCGTATAGCAGAATTAACTGCATCTTTTATATGAGCATAAAAACCAGTAGAGGCTGCGAAGTTTGTACTAGTTAGTTCAACTTCATTGAGCCTCTTATTAACATCATTAACTAATGTAAGAAATGTAGTAGCCATTGAATATTCCCTATGTATGAAAGGGGTAGAGCGTTAACCCTACCCCAAACATTACGTATTACGCAAGCGTATCACGATCTACTTCATCAGCACCTACTGTGCCTAGCGCATCCATGTCCATTAAAAGAGCATAAACACGAACTACACCAGCAGTAGTTGTACCTGTCATGGCTTGAATTAAGATGTCAAGCGTATCGTCAGCAGCAGCAGCGGATATTGGTCCGTTACCAGCACTAACAGAATAGACACCAACTGCTTTTGCGTCAGGAATAAATCCATCAACAAATGCATCTGGGTCTACGCCAGTTACACCTAAGTCAAGAGCTACGTCAGTAGACGTACCAGCATGAATTGTAGTAACTTCCATACCTGCATCAAGCACTGCATGATTAGCAGGAATAGTCATTACCTGTATGATGTCAGCAGCGGCTAATGCAGTACCTTTAGAGGTAGCAGCCGCACCGAAATCGATTGATGTTTCATGCATGAAAGGTTGTCTTCCACGCATACTCGCGCCACGAGGTGTTGATAATTGAGCAGTAACTGTAGCCATTGTTCAATCCCTCCCTTAAACCAAACAGTAACGTGCAACACTTAGAGCTTCTGGTCTAAGTATCTTACGTCCATACAAATGCATTCCCCGAACTATATCGGCAAAGCTATCTGGATCACGATATGTCTCTGTCTTATTAATCTGCTCGGCAGTTGCTACAGCAGAAGAATGTCCAGATACAATCATACCAAAGTTGGAAGCATTAGTACCACCAGTAGTAGATGGGCCTGTTCCAATTGAAGGTAGGTTGTTAGACATATATACTTTAAAACCATGAAGGTTATTAAGTATAAGACCATTTTGGATTCCGCTTCCACCAAAGTCACCATTGAGAAGACGAGAGTCTTCATCTTTGAGAACCTCAACGAAAACTGGATCAACAACAAGCCAACGATTGTTGGTGTCAACATTTTGTTGATCAAGCAAACGAGCCATACGAGCTACGATTTGTAATGGGTTAGCATTACCTGAACCGGGTGTAGCAGAAGTTGCCCCACCAGCACGTGCCTGAATACCAATTGCACTAGAACCAGAACCACCAAACTCAGCAGCATCTATTTTCATAGTGTCTAAGAGTTCGTCAGTACCTGCTGTAGATACAGCAACCGCACCATTAACAGTTGTGTTAACAGCACTAGCATTGCTATGCAAAGCAGTCTGTTTGAAACCAGTTAAGTAACCAAGAGCGTCTTGGTCAAACTGGTCAGCTAGTCTGTAAGCCGCACGATCAGTAGCAAGCTGTTGGAAGTTAATGTGAGAGTGTGCCTCTTCAATGTCATCGACTTTAAATGCAAAGTAGTTTGCTTTGTCGATGGTGAGAGAGAACTCTTCATCATCCAAGTCTTGCGGAGTAATCGTAGTACCACGAGCATATGCTTTGACCGTGATTTCTGGCTCCTTAATTATTTTAACGCTATCGCCCATGTTTGCGATCTCGCCAAAGTAGTCACTATTTGTAATAGCTTCAACTATTGAAGCCTTACGAAAAGCTACTTGTACCTGCTTAGAGTAGATAATTGGTGAAAAATTACCATTAGGCAGGTTGCCGTAGCCTGATACAGATGAAAATGCCATTTTATTTTCTCCTTATACGACATCCTATGCGTACATAAAGTACGCGATTTTTTATCTACCTTAAGGGCCGTGAACTAAGAGGTTGTATATGTAAGGCCAACTACACATAGGCTCTTCATCATCGGGTTGTCTTAGAAGTATAGTGTAATATAGTTAGGTAGTCTTATTCAAGGGCTAACTATATCTTGCGACTATGTATAGTTATATACACAATCTACTGTTTGTCAACACTTATTATCGTGCCGATCCAGATATATCATAAATAAACTTCTGCTGTCTGATTGCTTCCATAATGTCATCCGATTGATTTTCGTATTCCTTTGCGGTCATACGCTGTACATCAGACTCTTTCAAGAAACCACCTGACTCATTAGCCATCGGTTTACTACGTTTTCCTTTAGTGGATACAGACTTAGCTGCATCTCTATTACTATTAGCTTTCTTAGTTGTAATGTTCTTATCTGCTTTATATAAGTCTATTGCTCTACCAGCAGATCGTGCATCACTATCGTTTTCGTACAAAGCATTTTGTATCCACGTTGGCTGATCTTCTGCCCATGTGTGGAAGTCTTCATCATTACGTATGTCATCAAAGTCTGGATGCATCTGTAACAACTCTGTCTCTGCACGTTGTTTGCTTACGTCCTGTTGCATATCGTCTAATGCTTTAACACGTTGCTCTAGACTAGCTGATTGCTCTGCTGCTTTCTTCATAGCTATTGTTTCTACTATAGCAGCGACATCAGGATACTCTTTAGCCCATGTGTCTATGTCCTCGTCAGACTTAGGAAGCTTAATCTGTTTCTTAGTTGACTGTTCTAACTGGCTCTTCAGTGCAGATATCTCAACCTTTAGTTCTTCTGTCTGTTTCTGTTGATGCCTACGTAGATCTGAATATCTTTTCTTAAATGTTTTTTCTTCAGCAGTAGTGGGTTCACTTTCTACTTCTTCTGTTGAGGCATTCTGTTTTTGTTCATCTAGTAGTTGTTCTAGTTCTTCTTCATCCTTCTTAAGTTTCTCATCCTTACTATATGGTCTAGCTACAAATGCTACTTTACTTGGTTGTACTTCTACTTCTGTTACGTCTGACATATTATATTTCCTTTCGTTGGGGCTATGGTAGCCTTGTTAGGGGCATAGGTAGCCAACACATGTGGTTTATTTTCTTGAAGCTAAACCACCACGCTTCATCTTCTTTTGTTTTTTCTTTTTAGGTCGTACTATTAACCCACCATCATACTCTTCTGCTGCTTGTCCTTCTGATTGACCTGACGTTCCACCCCCTACACCTGAACCGGGGGCATCCATACCACCTCCTACTGATGCTTCGTAGCCACCGCTTGTATCAGTTGTACCTGTTGGGTTTCCATCTGGACCTGTACCTGTAGCACCACTAGGCGTATCCATTGAAGAAGTTTCATCAGTTTGTGTGCCTGTTTCTGCTGGATCTTGCGTTTGCATTTCATCTACAGAACCTTTTACGTCAGGTGTACCAGCAGGCGATGATGAAGCAAAATCTTTATCCGCTTTAACTTTTGCATCTCTTAAAGCCCTGTCAATCTGTGTCTGTTTATAATCTATTTCACCATCTTTATTTGTTGAGAATCCATGCGTTGTATTTGGTCCTACTGTAGTATAACCACCTACAGCATTAGCAGTAGAACCCTGTGGTGAATTTCCTCTACTTACATTGTCTGCATGATTAGCAACCTGTTGTGGGCTTGCACCGTACCCAAAAGATAAAGCAGCATCTATAGTAGCTGTAGATTGTCCTTGAACTGATCTAGCAGCATTGCCTAATGCAGTAGAATTATACTCACTTACTTTTTGAGCGTATATATCAGGTGCAGTGCTTCGTAAGAATGCCATCTCTCTAGTTTTATTAAGATCTAAAGTGCCGATACCAACATCTTTATTTACATTAGCTAATGCAGCTTTAAAATCTTTTTCTCTTGCTTTTCTTTCTGTTGGTGTGTCATCAGGAAAACTTGGTGCGGAAAGCGTATCAGGATTCATACTTCCTATAGCACTTTGTGCCATATTTGTTAGTGCACCTAAACCAAGTGGGCCAACTATACCCATCGGATTTGACAAAAAGTCAGTGCCATAATTTCCAAATGCAGCTGCTGCAGAAGCTACAGTTGGATAGTCATTAGCAAAATCTCCATAGTCAGCTAACTCACTTGGAGACATTTCCGCAGTAGATTTTTCTGTACCTGCATTACCTCGCATCTCACCTCCAGCAGATTCCTGTGGTGTCATAGTACCATCTGAATTGATGCCTGTATTAATAGGATCACCCGGCACAGTCTCATCATATTGATCATCTGCTATTACAGATGTTGTTCCTACTCTTGTACCAGATGTAGGATTAGCTTGAGCTAGAGTTGGTTTAGGTACAAAACCTTTTGGTAGCGGTGGAAAGAACTTACCTGCAATTTTAGTAACCATTAGTTCCTGTCCTGTAGCTGGATTATGATACCGTGTAGGTGGTTGATACCCATCACCTATGTCACCTATTAACTGTCCACCTCTACTATAACTAGGTACACCACCTTTACTCATTTCATTCTCAGGTCCACCACTAACAATAATTAAATCTTCCATACCAAATGGTACATCATCATCTATTGTAGCTTCATCAGAGTTACCCATCTGACCCAT